GACCTTGCCGTTGATCTTGGTCTTCAGGGCAGCGGCCAGCTCGTCCTCAGAGACGTTGGCCTTGTAGGCGAGGCCCAGCAGGCCCTTGACGGCCACGTCAACGCCGTTCACGGCGATGGTGCCGTCAGTGGAACCGGTGGCGATCAGGATGTTGACCAGCTTGTCAGCGATGGTCAGGGCGGCGTCGTTGACCTTAACGCCTTCCAGGACGTTCTTCTGGGCACCAACGTCCTCCAGGGACTTGATGCGGCCAGACAGGGCATCATCGGCAGCCTTCGTCTTCTCAGCCAGGGACTTCAGTGCGGCAAGTTTTGCCAGTGCGTCTTTGTTGTAGCTCATTTTCTTTTTCCTCCGATAAAATAAATATTTGTTTACGAGTTGCCCTGTTCGCTCTTGTCTGAGAACACCTCGTTAAACATCTCCTCAACCTCAGCATCGGTTGCGATGCTGACAGAGCCTCCGCCAAGAGGCTCAAGCTCACCGCCCTCGTTTTTGATCTGATAGACGGTGGAAACTCCGCCCGAAACGACGGAAATCACCTGGCCCACATAGGCCGTCGGATTGTTCTTTGCGTAGTCCTGGGCAGCCTCCAGAGAGGGCCACACCTCGCTCTGATCCAGGGCGAAAGCGTCCTGGCGCTTCATTGAGAGGGGAAACTCCATGTTGGAATAGCTCGCCTGTGTGTTATTTACAGCCATCTCTTACTCCCCCTTCTTAACCCAGAGTGACCTTCAGAGTGGCTGCATTCTCGTAAGGCACAGCCGGCTCGAAGACCCACACGTTGTAACTCACTGCGGTGTATCCATCCGCGCCCTCCACCTCCACGGTGGACTTGCTGAATGTGGAGGTCACGTCGGCGTTCATGGCGGTCTCGTTGATGACCTTCGTAACGCCGGTCTTGCTCGAAATGCAGGCAACTACCACCCGCTGGGCACCAGAGGGGATTTGGATGGTAATTGTGCCAGAGGCATAAGCCTTGCCACTCTTAGTCAGGGCTCGGATGCAGGCGCTGTCGATGTCTGGCTTCTCCGCAGTCGCCCCGTAGAAGTAATTCCGATACGGGGTGTAGGCCGAGGTCTCCTTGGTCTTCTGCCCCGCAGCGATAGAAATAACGGGGTCAGAATCATCGCCAAGGTTATCCTTCGCCGTTACGCCGGCGCCGTAAGATGCCGTAACCTTGTATTTCAGGCTGGACACCGCGCTATCCCCGCCTGCGTCGCCGATGACAAAGCCGGCCCCGCCGTTGTCATCCGTGCTGGCAGAGAGGGATGTCCCATCGACCGTGCTGATCGTCTCAGTGCCGGCGCTGGTCACGCGGTCTACCTTCCAGTTGGTGGCGGTAACTCCTGTGTCCGGGCCATACTGGTAGGAACCGGCGTTCAGCGTCGCAGCGGTGAGAGAAACAGACGTCAGCTTTGTGCCGGCCTCCACTGCCTTCGCTCCCGTCAGGGTGAATCCGCTTACAGACGGCTGGGCCGTAATCGTGGGCTGAAGCCGCTTCGAGAAGATGTCGGTCAGGATGGACGCGACAGACTTTCCGCTTGTCTGGAACTCCGCCGTGCCGTTCTGTGCCTTCGTCTTGTTGCCGACTTGGGTGTAATCTCCAGCCATCGTGATGTTCTGCCGCATGATGACCTTATCGGCATCCACATTGCCAGTGATAGCGACCCAGTTTTCCCCGTCGAAGATGTACGAGGAGATCTCGTAAGAGTCGTCGCCGGAACTTGTGTGGACAATGAACACGTCACCGGCGCAGGGCTGCTCCGTATCCTCCCCTTCAAAGTAGGCGGCTATCACGTCGCCGTCCGCTTTGTCCGGATCATCCTTTATGGCGGAATAGACAGAGCCCTTGCCCAGCCCTTCCAGGTCTTCCACCTTGACGTAGCCGTCCAGGTCTACGTCAGTGTCTCCAAGAACGACCATCTCGCCGCCAATCAGGGCATGGATGCCGAAATTCCCGGTATCAGCGTCCTTCACCAGGTAGAGAATGTTCTCGGCTGCCTCGCCGGGGTTTGGGATCTCATCGACCTTCTTGAAACTGGCGTGGCCGGACTTTCCGATCGCCGCCGTGTACTCTTTCTTGATCCTTGTCGCCACATCCTTCACAGTTTGGATCGTGGCAAGTTTCGACGCATCATAAGCCAAAATAAGTCAACTCCTTCTCAATTTTCGCCGTCTCCGTCATCTTTGAAGATGTCGTCAAGCATATCCCCTGTCTCCTTGTCAGTGGCGACATCCTCGTCAGGGAACACCTCATCAAGCATCTGGCCCGTCTCGTCGTCATTCGCTACATCGTCCTCATCGACGGCATCACTGGAGGTCGGGGTGTACAGGATACCGTCATCTGTGATCCTGAGTCCTCGCCCAACCTTCACGCCGCCAAGCCTCGTAGCGGTGGCCACAGGCAGAACGTAGGTACTGGTTCCGGTGCTGGATGTCGTGCCGGCGCCGGGGCAGGAAAGCGTGACCGAAGCAGAGATGTCTTCCTCCGGTACTCGCCTGGCCCAGAAGATAATCGCCCCGTTCACAGTCTCCGCGGTGGGACACAGGCCGGCACGTCCAGCAGCAGGCAGGCTGCTCTTGAGAACGGCAACATCCGGGACCATATCCTTGGTCACGGCGTCAATGGGCAGGCTGATCCGGTACATATATTCGTCCATACCGCCAGCAAGATCATCTTCCTCGGTGCTCCATTCCCATCCATCGCGGGGGATGACAATATCGGTCCGAATCGAAGTACCGATATTCTCAACAGCCTCGTTGACCATAGCGGAAACCAGCTCTTTGGCCTCCTCCGACGTGATAAACGAGCCGGGGTTGTAGGATACCTGCACATCCGCGTCGAGCTCCAGGGCGATGGTAATGGGGTACCTGCGGATGTCTACCCTGTTATCCCGGTAGGCATTGACGGGCTGGGGGCTGTCGCCAAGGGTGGCATAGTACAGCAGGATCTCCTCGGACTTGTCCGTTCTGGCGTAGATGCCGAACTCTCTCAGCCAAAACCCAGTTTGCAGGCCGCCGTTCAGGTCGTTCCTGTACTCCACGATCATAGAGAGCTGTCCGTTCTCCACGACCGGTACGCTGGATGTGGCGTCCGCCACGGGTTCTACCAGGTCTTTCATGTCAATCGGCTCAACGCCATCGGGGATAGCACCTGTGCCGACGACAATGCGGGTTAGCTCAATCGTCTCGCCGGTAAGCAGACTGGTAATCATGTTTCTGCCGTCCACCGTGATTGTGCCGCCGTAATAGCTCATTTGCTTGGTCCTCCTTTTTGTGGTTTTGGGGCATTATTCCTGGATGGAAAGTCCGCCTACCGGCGTCTCCATGACGCTCTGGACGGTGCTTCCTGAATCAAGGGAGCATGAGTACGAGATATTCCGTTCGATATGAGGAAGTACATCCCTGCTGACACTCTGGGCGTTCGCCCCAAGATAGATCTTGCTTCCGAATTTATAATCACGCTCGACTCCAGGAAGCGTGTCCTCCGTGATCCTTGTGTAGCCGCTGCGGACATTCACCGTCGCTCCGTAATCAATATACCTTTCGAGGGCGGGCAGCTCAGTGATCGTGAGAGCATAGCCGAGTCCGCTGCATATTTTCGCCCGGGCTGTGCCGATCTCCGTTTTCGTTCGGGCATATAGCTTCAGTGTTACGCCCGCGGCCCGAATAATCGGAGTGGTAAACAGAGGACTGGTGTCTACCGTCCCGTCCATCTCGCCGGTGTCAAAAATCATGGTGGCAGGCTGCTCCAGGTCCTCCGTGTAATACAGCGGACGGCTCCAGAACATCCGAAACGCTTTAATAATTTCCGGGTAAGTGCAGTCGGTGTTATTTTTCAGGATTTTATAAATCAAATACTGCCGGTAGGTTTCATCGCTCAGGACTTCAAAAGGGATCGGATCTCCGGCGAGCTGACCAGCCTCCTTGCGGCTTAGTACGGCAATGTCTCCAACGCCGTCAAGCTGTTTTCCGACGGAACTTTTGACGCTTCGTTCATCCCGGAGCTGTTCGTAGAAGTGGGCGACTTCTTGCAGTTCTGTCCCCATGGCTTCGACAAGGGCATCAATGCGTGGCTTCCCTCGAAACTGCTCTACAAGGTCACTTTTCTGCGCGGCAACATAGTCAGCCATCAATCTCCACCTCGATCATGTCCTCCGCTGTATAGGCTCTCTGCCGTGCCTTAATGTTGGAACTGCGGTCAGGGTAGGATGTGGGCTTCTCCGTGGGGTCTTGCGTGGTGAACAGCCCAAGGTCGATGTAGCTGATACCGGAACAGGCTTTGTAGAGTTGGCTCATAAACTGCTGGGGTACTACATCCTGCCCGGCGCTCAGAGCCTCCATGTTTTCAAGAACTACCGCACGGAGCAAATCAGCGTAGTTCGGCGGGATGGCCTCACTTTTACTGAGAGTAATACCGAGCCGGAACCAGACATAAATTTTCGTTGGCCTGGAAAACCTGATCGTGATGTCCTCGTCATACGCCCCAGGGATGATGACGGTCGTGCCGCCGTAGGTGTTGATTCCGCCGGCCTTCTTGTTGAGGATCTGTCTTGCAATCTCTGTGGAGTCGCCGCCGTCCACGACGATCTCAATGCT